GAGATTGCAGGGTTCAAGGATAGTGCTGAGTTCTACAAGCCTATTACGCCAGAGCAAGACCAGATGCTGTCTAACCCTCCTCCACAAGAGCAACAGATGCCTCCAGAGGTACAGGCATTGATGGCTAGAACACAGGCTGAGATACAGGCTAACCAAGCTAAAGCACAGGCTGACATTCAACTCCAACAACAACAGATGCAGATTGACATGGAGATGGCTCAACAGAAGGCTGCTCTTGAGATGCAGATGTTGCGTGAGAAGGAAGCCGCTAAGTTGATGCTTGAGCGTGAGAAACAACAGGCTTACTTTGCTATGAAGCAACAAGAGTTTGAAGCAGAAGCACAGTTAAAAGCAATGAAGATTGGTGCAGGTATCACATCTAACGTAGAGATTAGAGGTTAATCATGGCAATATCTAATCAACAGATTATTGATTTCCTTGCTTCAAATCCAAATATTACAGGGCAAGAACTTGTTAATGTAATGGATACATATAAAGTTGACGCAAATCAACTTGCCTCTGCGCTATCTGAAAATGCTCAACAGGGTGGTTATCAAACAACGACAATTCCCAACATGGAAACTGGTCAAGCGGTTTCTGATATTCGAGATTTGGGTGCTGGATTTAACGCTTACCAAGATGAATCTGGACAAACAAGTGGTTTTAGTCGAGTTGACCCATCTCGTCCAAACATGATTCAAATGTATGGGCCAAATGGTGAGTATCGTGGCGAACAAAAAATCCTTAGTTCTGGACAGCAAATTTGGTCTGACTTAGGCCCTATTATTACTGCTGCTGCATTAGGTGGTGGGGGTTCTGAATTTCTTGGTAATGCACTTAACTTAACTGGTTCTGCGGCTCAATCTGTTGGGGCTGGTTTAATTAAAGGCGGTTCTGCTTTAGCTGGTGGCGCAGATATTGAAGACGCTTTAAAAACTGGTTTGTTAACTGGTGGCTTGGTTTATGGTGGTAATGCTCTTAATAACTATTTAACTACTGGTTCTCCTGCTGATGTTGGAATAACAGAACGTCAGTTTGCTATCCAAGACGCTAGACAGTTGGCAGACCAAGGTTTGTCTCCAACTCAAATTAGAGATGCCATGATTTCTGGCGGGTATAACGATGCAATTATTGATAGGGCTATAACTGCCATTACTCCTACAACTGTAGATACATCTACTGCTGCATCAACTCCAGTTACAGACGGAATTACGATTACAGGTCAAGCACCAACATCATTAAGTAATGCAATTAGCACGATTGCTGGAACTATTCCAACTAATATTGAAACTGTAAAAGTGACTGGAGATAAACCAGCCACAAATACAGAAGATGCTATCAATGCAATTACCAGCACCTTGACTAATGTAACTACACCTACAAATTTAGATACAGTAGAAGTGGTTGGTGACAAATCAAACACATTGGATTTAGGTTCAGTTATTAACCTAATTAACGCTGGTAACTTAGACACAACTAACTTGGTTAACAATGTTACTGACACAACTAAAGTAACAGACACTACCAAGAAAAAAGAAGATTTAAGTACAAGTGATATTATTAAATTGCTTGGTATAGGAACAACTGTTGCTGCACTAACAGCGGATAAAAGTGTCGGTGGGCCAACTACTTTCCCAATTGTTCCAGTTCCCGAAGATTGGAAGACTCCTCCAGCAACAACTGTTGCGCCATACACACCATTAACACCAATTGATTTTGGAACTAGAGACTTGCTTAAAGGTACGCAATGGGAGAAGTTCTTGTCTCCTACCTATGGTCAAGTACCTGTGCCAGTTCAGTATTCTCAGCCATCCAACATGAGTTATAACGACTTGATGAACATATTGGGTAGCAAGCAAGGCTATCCATCGTCAGGAAACCTAAGTATTAACGACATTATTTCTGGGATACAGAATCAGTATGGACAAACACCTACTCGCACAATGGGCTAAAAACCTATTAAATGATGACTTTTTCAAAGAAGTATTAAATAATTTGAAAAAAGAGCAGATTAGTGTGATAATTAACACAAGTGCAGAAGAATGTGATAGGCGTGAAGATGCTTATCGGCACATCAAGACATTGGAACTGATTACAGGACACCTAGAAGGCTTGGCCTCGGAAACTATGATTAGGGACAAGAAGTGGCGAATTCTGTAGCCTAAAAGCTACCCTCCGTCCAGAAGGTTTCTGGTGATTATTGAGATGACAAATGGAAAACACCAACCCACAAGGGAGTGAAAGCCTAAATGTAAACCAAGCCGCTTCAGCGTTTGAAAGTCTGATGGGTGATTCTGAGGAAGCCGAACAAGGCCAATCTGAGGAACAAACAGAGGAAGTTCAGGAGACTGATGAAGTTGAGTATTCTGAAGAAGAAGAACAACCCAAGCAGAGATATAAAGTCAAAGCATCTGGTGAGGAAGTCGAAGTAGAACTAGACGAACTTATCAAGGGTTATCAACAAGGTACGGATTACACTAAAAAGTCTCAGGCTCTAGCTGAACAACGTAAGGCTGTTGAAGCTGAACGAGGTCACTTAGAGCAGGTTAAACAAGAGCGACAGGCATATGCCCAGAAGTTGCAAGCGTTGGATAGCTTCCTTACGCAGCAAAATCGGGGTGTGGACTTAGATGTTCTAAAGGAAACAGACCCTATCGGTTATGCGGTAGCGGTAGCTGAGCAGAGTCAGCGTGAGAAACAGTTAGCAGTAGTACGGCAAGAACAGCAACGCATTGCACAACAGCAACAAGCCGAGCAACAAGCCACATTGCAAAACCATCTCCGTCAAGAATCTGAGAAGCTAGTGAGTCTGATTCCTGAGTTAGCTACACCACAGGGTGATGCGGTACGGAAGCAAATCCGTGACTATGCGAAGTCTGTTGGATGGTCTGACCAAGAACTCAGTTCCGTATATGACAGTCGTGCTGTGCATACATTGTATAAAGCAATGAAGTATGAGCAACTTCAAAAGAGCAAGCCAGAGTTAAACAAGAAACTCCAGTCTGCTCCCAAGATGATTCGTTCAGGTACTTCTGCGCCTCCTACAAGGTCTGCACAAGATAAACAGGTTATGCAGAGGTTGCGTGAGACTGGAAAAGTTACTGACGCTGCCAAAGCATTTGAACGATTCTTTTAAATTTTGGAGTATTAAATTATGGCTACCTATCAAACATATACCGCAATCGGTATGCGTGAAGACCTTTCTGACGTTATCTATAACATCAGCCCTACAGACACACCTTTTATGTCTACCATTGGTAAGACAAAGGCTACTGCTGTTTATCACGAGTGGCAGACAGACAGCTTGGCTGCTGCTGGCTTGAACGTGGCAGTTGAGGGTGCGACAGCATCTGACGCTACTATGTCTCCTACAACTCGTGTTGGCAATCGTTGCCAGATTTCACAGAAGACAATCAAGATTTCAAATACCTTGCAAGCTGTGGACAAAGCTGGTCGTAAGTCTGAAAAGGCTTATCAGTTGGCTAAAGCCTCTGCCGAAATCAAGCGTGATATGGAATTGACATTGCTCAGCAACCAAGTTGCTACCAATGGTGATTCTTCTACTGCTCGTGCTTTGGGTGGTTTGCAAGCATGGTTGTCTACAACCTATTCTGGTGGCACTTCTGGTGTTGCTGGTTCTGGTGGTACAACTGCTCGTACAAACGGCACAAACCGCACTTTCACAGAAGCCTTCTTGCAGACTGCTGTCCGTGGTGTTTACACCGCAGGTGGCAATCCTAAAATCTTGATGGTTACTCCTGCCCACAAGCAAACAGTATCTGCTTTTGCTGGTATTGCTGCTCAGCGTTACATGGCTCCTACAAATGCGCCTACAACCATCATCGGAGCCGCAGACGTATACCTGTCAGATTTCGGCACTCTGAGCGTGGTTCCCTCACGTTTCATGAACAGCACTAACTCTGCTGATGATGTTGCGTTTGTGCTTGACCCAGACATGGCAGCAGTTGCTTACTTGCGTCCTTTCCAGACCAACGAGTTGGCTGTAACTGGCGACAATGAGTCTACACAGTTGCTGGCTGAGTTCACATTGGAAGTTAAGAACCAAGCTGCTCACGGCATTATTGCTGACCTTACCTAATCACTAAGTGATGTAAAAAATGCCTCAGACTAATCCTCTGGGGCATTTTCTTTTCTGGCAAAACTGTTAGAATTAGACTATGCAAAACCCTGTTAAATTTAGAGATTCTGTGGTTCATTCTGATGGCGATGGTGGCATCGTTATTGAGACTCGTCAGGATGTAACTGGCATCATTGAGCAGAACAAAAAAGAATATAACTCTTTTGATGAAAATGCTAAATGGTCAGATGAATTGTTTGGCAATAAAGTAGCTTCAATTCCAATGACTGTCATTGACGAGTTAAACAAACAAGGCATCATGCGTGGATTTGCTGTTCAAGATGAAAAGCGTTTCAGGTCATGGTTGAACGAGCGTGATAACCGAGTTTTTAGAACACGAACTGGAGTGGTATGAGTTACGCAACATACACAGCGTTAAAGGCTTCTGTAGCTGCTTATTTAGCACGAACAGACCTGACTGACCAGATTCCAGACTTTATTACATTTGCTGAAAATCGTCTGCGTAGAGAGCTGCGTATTCGACAGATGTTAAAGACTGTCACAGCGACTACGACAGCAGCAGATGGCACAGTAGGACTCCCAACAGACTTCTTAGAAGTCAGAGATTTCGTGGTGAATGGTAACCCTGTTCAGCCCTTGAACTACTCAAGTCCTTCTGCGTTTTCTCGTAACACAAGAAGTACAGAACAAGGCAAGCCACTTGATTACACAATTCTTGCGTCTGAGTTTCAGTTAGCCCCACAGCCAGATGCTGTTTACACATTGAAATTGCTTTACTTTGCTGCTCCTGATTACTTGAGTAGTTCTAACGCTACCAATGTGTTCTTGGCTAACTGTCCTGATGCTTTGCTCTATGCTTCTTTGATTGAGGCAGAGCCGTATTTGATGAACGATGCTCGAATTAACACATGAGGAACTATGTACGATAGAGCGATTACTACACTAGCTAAGTCTGATGAGCAGGGTCAGTATTCTGGTGTTCCTTTGGCTATGCGTAACATTTCGAGGTAAAT